CGAAGCTGATCACGTCGATCCCGCTCGACATCGCCGTCGAGGTCGAGACGGCTGCGCAGGCGGCAGCAATGACCGGCACGCGCCACGAGGCGCTGCGCGAGTACATTGCCTCACGCGGCGGCGTGGCGCAGAGCCGTGCCGAGCTGATCGCCCGCACGGAGGTCAGCCGGCAGACGACGATCCTCACGCAGACGCGCGCCGTCAGCATCGGCAGCGAGGGCTATATCTGGCGCACGGCTGACGACGGCCGCGTCAGACCATCGCACGCGGCGATGGACGGCCAATTCGTCAAATGGTCTGAGCCGCCAACGTTGGACGGCCTCACCGGCCACGCCGGCGCGCTGCCGAACTGCCGGTGCTATCCGGAGCCGGTCGTATGAGATATTTAGGCGGTAAGGTACGACTGGCGAAAGAGATCGCCGCGAAGATCGTCGAATATATCCCTTTTGGCGGTACGTATGTCGAGCCGTTTTGCGGCGGTTGCGCTGTCGCCATAAAAGTGCGTGAGTATCGGCCTGATGTAACGATTATTTGTAATGACTTGCATCCGTATCTGATCGCCCTGCTCAAAGGAGTTGCCGATAGTACATTCGAGCCGCCTTCGTCGTTGAGCGAAGAAGAGTATCAGTACATCAAGGTGCATAAAGACGAGAATCCGGCGCTGACCGGCTTTGCGGGATTTGGGTGTTCGTTTGCGGGGCGTTTTTTGCATGGGTACGCACGCAGGTATGACAAAGAAGAAAACTGCGCCGCCGCGACCGCTGTTTTTTTGAAACGTTCCATTACTCCCACTATCCAATTCTATAACTTTGATTACCGTGCTCTCGACATCCCCGAAGGCGCGGTCGTTTATTGCGATCCACCTTATAAAACAGGCATTCAATACGACGGCATGCCGCCATTTAATTATCCTGCGTTTATGAGTTGGGCGACAGAGTTGGCTAAAACTCATGACGTATTTATGAGCGAGTACGAATCTAATATAGAGCCTGACGTAAATATCATCTGGCGGAAAGAATACGCCGGCAACATGCGGGCAGGGGATCAGAAAACGTGCCCGCGCCGCGTTGATGTACTTGTTAAATTGTGAGGTGACGCGCATGGCGCGCTATTTGATAACAAGTGAACTCGGTCCTCAGCGTCACACGACGCCGGAGGGCTTTTTAATATGCTCGGGCGTGCCGATCGCGCGCACGGGCGAGTATGAGTACTTCGCCAGCGAGGGCATGAGCCCAGGCATCGAGCCGGACGCCAGCGGGCGGATCATCAGCCGCCGCGAGGCTGCTGACGTGTTCGCGCCGGCTGCACTGGCGAGTTTTGAGGGCAAGCCGGTCACGCTGGGGCATCCCGACGTGGACGAGGTGACGCCGGACGACTGGCGGCAGTACGCCGTCGGTCACGTGACCAACGTCAGGAGAGGTCAGGGCGACGACGCCGACAAGGTCATCGCAGATTTAGTCATCAGTGATGCCGCGGCGATTGACGCGATAAATGGAGGACTGCGCGAAGTGTCATGCGGCTATGACGTGACCGTCGAGCAGGTGGAGCCCGGTGTGGAGCGTCAGACGCACATTCGGGGCAATCACGTCGCATTGGTGCCGGCAGGTCGTGCCGGCAGCGAGTGCGCGATCAGAGACTCCAAAGGAGGAGCAACGATGGACGAGAAAAAAGAGGCCCTTTTTAGCTGGGAGCAGATCAAGGAGATGCTCGGCATGCTGCTCGGCAAGGGCGGCGGCACCGAGACGGTGACGACCGAAACGACCGAGACAGCAACCGACGAGTGCGACAAGCCCAAGATCGACGACGAGATCGATGAGCTCAAGGCGCGCATCGCCGAACTTGAGGCGGAGCGCGACGCTCTGCGCGCCGAAGTGGAGGGCGAAGCGGAGACCGACCTGCTCGATGAGGAGGCGATCGTCGAAACGACTGCCGAGGAGAAGACCGACGCCAAACCGCTCGGCTTCGCGAACAGGGTCGAGATCCTCGCGCCCGGCATGCGCTACGCGCTGCCCAAGACGGACGCCAAAGCGGACGCGCGCAAGGCCAAGCTCGACGCAATGCGCCGCGCGCTTGACCGCGCCTGCGATGATGACCGCAAACGCGCCATCATCATGAGCGTCGCCGGACGCAAGGTCGACAACTGGGCGAGCGTCAAGGACAGCCGTGTGGCGCTTGTGTTTAAGGCGGCATCGGCCGCGCTGGCGACGATCAACAACGGCGCGATCCCGTCGCCCGTGTCGCACGGCGACGCCGCGAAGATGGACGACTACGCGGCCAAGGTCGCGGAGCGTTATGCTAAGTTCGGTAAATAGTGAGGAGGTAATCACTTATGGCTTTTAACGTTATCGGCAAAACTATGCCCGTCGGCCTGCCCGGTCAGGTCGCGCGCGAGAGCTACAGCGTTATCGAGACGCACGCCAACGACGCCGAGGCGCCCGTCACTGCCTACGGCGTGCCCGTCGCTCTGGCGGCCGGTGGTGCTGTGCGCATGCTGACCAGCACCGACACGGCCGCCAGCATCTACGGCTGGAGCGTCCGCCCCGATGCTGTCCAGCTCGGCGGCGCGAATCCCGTTTTCGGCGACAGCGGCGTGCCGGATCCGAAGCAGCCCATCGACATCATGATCAAGGGCTATATCAATGTTAAAGTATACGGCTCCACGGCCCCGGCTTTCGGCGGCGCGGTGTATGTCCGCAACGCGGCCGGCAGCTCCGGTGAGCCCGTCGGCGCCGCGGAGGCCGCCAGCGGCACCGGTCTGGTCGCCGCGAATGACACGATCTTCATGGGCGCCAAGGACGACTACGACCTCGCCCAGATCCGCGTGCTGTAAGAGGAGGTAGATACCATGTACAAACTGGATGCAGCCAAGCGCGACGCGCTCACCGCATTTCTCACCAAACAGCTGACCGCCTACGACATGCGGCTCAACGAGCCGCTGAGCGGTCAGACTGAGTGGCCGATGGTCATCTCGATGCGCACCAACGTCGGCCTCGGCGATCAGGCTACGGCGTTTTTTAGGCAGGCGTGGACCGCTAACGGCGGTATCGCCACTCCTGGCATCAGCTGGGCCGGCCGCCGTGCCAACGGCACGATCCCGACTGTCGGCATCGCTGACGAGATGGTCACGCACGCCCTGCGCCCCTGGGCTCAGGCGATCGACTATACCGTTTTTGAGCTCGAGGCCGCGCAGGCCCTCGGCCGCAACATCAGCGACGAGAAGATGAGGGCACTCAACAAGAAATATCAGCTCGACATGGACCTGATCGTCGCCACCGGTGACGCTCAGCTCGGCTTTACCGGCCTGTACAACGACGCCAACGTCACGGCAGCCAGTGCCACCAACGGCAGCTGGGCGAGCGCTCAGCCGCTCGACATCGTCGAGGACATCAACGTGGCCGCTAAGGCGATCTACACGGCGAGCGGTTACAGCCACGCGCCTGACACGCTGATTCTGCCGCCTGACCAGTACGCGGTGATCGCGACCACGCCCATGAGCGCCACGATCCCGGATATCACCATCCTCGACTGGCTCAAGCGCCGCAGCTTCGGCGCCGTCAAGAACGGCCGCGAGCTCAATATCCTCGACTCGCGCTACCTGCCCGGCCTGGGCGCCGGCAGCACCGACCGTGCTGTGCTCTACACCCGCGGCGAGGACATGGTCCGCATCGCCGGCACGCCGCTGACCACGATGCCCGTCGAGGTGCACGACTACACCTACGGCGTCACCGTCTACGGCGTGATCGGCGAGGTCGAGATCGTCTATCCGACCACTGTCGGATACGTCGACGGGATCTAGCCATGCGGGCGCTCATCAAGCGCCCGGTCCGCATCGGTGACAAAGTGCTCGAGTGCGGCGCGCACACTATCGACGCTGCACTCGCAGAGCACTGGTACTTTAAGGCGCTTGTCTCCGATGGACTGGCGCAGATCATCGACGATCCCAAGCCGGAGCCCAAGCCCGTGCCGCAGCCGGAAGCGCCCGCGGTGGCGTCCGCGGTCAAGCCCGCAGCACCGGCCCCGGCTAAGCCCGCGCAGCATCCCAAGCCCGTCAAAAGAGCGGGCAAAAAATGAGCATGGATGTGGCCGCGTTCCGCGCGGCCTATCCTCCATTTGCAGACAGCACGCAGTATCCTGACGCGCGCATCACCTACTGGCTCGACTTCGCGGCCGTGATGGTCAACTCCAGACGCTGGCAGCGCTCTGGCCTGCAGGACTACGGGCAAGGGCTGCTGACGGCGCACTACCTCACCATGATGGAGCGCTACGACGCGATGAGCGGCACCTATTCTCTGCCGACGGGCACCGGCTCCGGCGCGGCGACGAGTCAGAGCCAGAGCGCTGACGGCGTCAGCTGGTCTGAGGGCTACGACGCCGGCGCTTATGCCGGCGACGGACAGCTCGGCGCGACGGTCTACGGGCGGCAGTTTTTGGACCTGCGCGCCCTTGTCGGCGCCGGCGGAATGCAGCTCTAATGGGCATCAAAGTCGAGTTTAAAGGCGTCAAGCCCGAAGACCTCGCACGAAACCTCGAGCGCGCCGTCCGCACCGAGGTGCTCGTCGGCATCCCGCGCGCCACGGCGATGCGCGAGGGCGACACGATCAGCAACACCGAGATCGCCTACATCAATGAGCACGGCGATCCGGCACGGCGGATTCCGCCGCGTCCGTTTATGGAGCCAGGGCTCACCCGCTGCCGTGATAAAGTTCGCGAGGCGATGGCACAGGGCGTGCAGCAACTCGGCACCGGCGGCACGCTCCGGCCTGCGGCCGAGCGCGTCGGCCTGATCTGTCAGGCCAGCATCCGCGGCGTTTTTACGGATAACAACTGGAAACCACTGAGCCCGCGCACGATCATGGCACGCGCCCAGCGGACAGTCAGCAAGCGCAAGGGCTTTGCGGATAAGAGCGCCCGTGCTCAGCAGGGGATGCTCCAGCGCGAGCTGGCCAGGCGTGCGAACGACCGGCCGCTGATCGACACCGGCGCGCTGCGTCAGTCGATCACGTATGTAGTAACCGAAGGAGGTGACGGTCAGTGACGCCGACGCTAGACGTCAACAGGGTTTTGCTTGATGCACATTTCCGCACGACGGTGACACTCTGCCGGCGTGCTGTGACGATCGACGAGCACGGGCGCACGACCGTCACCGAAACGACGACGCCGATCGGCGCGGTGGTTAGGCCGGCGACAGAAAAGGACCTGGAGCGGCTGCCCGAGGGCGACCGTGACCGCGGCCACATCAAAGTACTCAGCGAGACGGCAATGCAGGCCGCTACGGCCGGCGCTCAGCCTGACGAGATCATCTGGTCCGGCGCTCGCTGGGTGGTCAAGACCGTCGACTCGTGGATGTACGGGCGCTGTTTTTGGTCTGCTATTTGTGAGCTCAAGGCGGTGACGACATGAGCAACACGAGCGCCACTGGCGGCTACTTGACGGAGACGTCGAGCCCGCTCGGCATCACCGCGCTGGAGGATTTGTGGCACGACACGATTGCCGGCATCACGGGACTCGGCGCCACGCTCGTGCGCCCGTCGCGGCAGCTCGATCCGGCGCTGCAGCCGGACCCGCTGACGGATTGGTGCGCTTTTGACATCGTGCGCGTCAACTCGGACCCGTGGCCGGACGTAGCTCACGTCAGCACCGGCGACGGCAGCGACATGGTCGTCGATCATGACCGGTATGAGATGGGCGCGGTCTTTTACGGCCCGCGCTCCGACACGCTCGCCGGCCTGCTCCGCCGTGGGCTGTGTGTCTGGCAAAACCGCAGCGCCCTGCGCGCTGTCGGCATCGCCCTGCAATCCGTCGGCGATCCGGTGACCGTGCCGGAGCTTGACTCGCTTGTCTGGCGCCAGCGCGTGGACCTATCGGCGCGCTTTATCGTCGAGAGCCGCGGCAGCTACGCCGTGCTCAATCTGCTGCGCTCCACCGGCAGCATCAACGGAGACGACGGCACGGCCGTCGCTTTTGACACAGAGGAGGAAAAACCTCATGGCTAATGCACTCAGCGTCTCGCGCCTTGTCAGCGTGCAGACGATTTTTTCGCCCGTGGCGGCCGGCCGCAGGGGCTTCGGCACTCTGCTGATCCTCGGCGATTCTGCCGTCATCGGCCCCAGCGAGCGGCTGCGCGTCTACACGACGCTCGAGGCCGTCGCGCAGGATTTCGGCGTCAATGCGCCCGAGTACTACGGCGCCGCGCTTTACTTTGGTCAGTCGCCGCGTCCGGCTCAGCTGATGATCGGCCGCTGGATTTCGTCGGCCGTGCCGGCTCAGCTGACCGGCGCGATCCTGACGGCAGCGCAGCAGACGCTGGCGGACTGGACGGCGATCACGTCCGGACAGATGGACATCACCATCGACGGCACTGATCTCAACTTGACCGGCCTTGACTTTTCGGGCGTGACCAACCTCAACGGCGTGGCGACGGTCGTCTCGACCGCGCTCAACACGGCGCTCGCCGGCACGTCGTGCGTCTGGACCGGCTCGCAGTTTATCGTCTACGGCGCCACGTCCGGCAGCACCGGCGCGATCGGCTACGCTTCGGATACCGCCTCGTCGACGGTCGCGTCGATGATGGGACTCACGGCCGGTGCGGCCGTGGCGGTCGATGCCGGTGCTGACTCCGAGTCGCCCGCCGTCGCTGCTGCGCTGTTTGCCGACCTGTCTGCAGACTGGTACGGTCTGACGTTCTGCGCGACCGCCAGCATCACCGATGCCGAGCATCTCGCCGTCGCCGCGTTTATCGAGGGTGCCAGCAAAGCCCGCCGCTACGGCGTGACGATCAGCAACACCAACGTGCTGTCGGCGCAGGTCGACACCGATCTGGGCAGCCAGCTCAAGGCGGCCGGCTATCGCCGCACGTCCTGGATTTACAGCAGCCACAATCCCTATGCGGTCTGCTCGATGTTCGCGCGCGCCTTTGCGGTCAACTTCGCCGGCAACAGGACGACGATCACGCTGATGTACAAACAGCTGCCCGGCGTGGTCTACGAGCAGCTCACCGAGACACAGGCGCAGACGCTTGAAAGCAAAAACGGCAATGTATTCGTTTTATACGATAACGACACGGCAATTTTGCAGTATGGCGTAAACGCCGACGGCAGCTACTTTGACGAGCTCCACGGTGCTGACTGGCTCGCCGATGCGATCCAGGTGGCGATCTACAATCTGCTCTACCAGAGCCAGACCAAGATTCCGCAGACCGACGAGGGCGCGGCGCAGCTCGTCAACGCCGCCCAGCGCGTGCTCGATCAGGCCGTCCAGAACGGCTTTGCGGCGCCCGGCATCTGGAACGCGGACGGCTTTGGCACGCTCCAGCGCGGTGATCGTCTCGACTCTGGGTATTATGTTTACATGCCGAGCGTCGACGATCAGGACCAGAGCGAGCGCGAGGCGCGCATGGCTCCGCCCATGCAGATCGCCGTCAAACTCGCCGGCGCGATCCACACCGCTGATGTGATCATCAGCATCAACCGGTAGGAGGTAGATAATCATGGCTATCGGTTACGGCACTTATAGTTTTTTTGATGTGCAGGCGGCTATCTCCGGCCCGGGCGGCAGCTTCGGGCTCAAGGGCGGTAACGCGGCCGAGGGCATCACGATCGCCCGCGTCGAGGATAAAGACACCATGACGATCGGCGCCGACGGTCATGTGATGCACTCGCATCACGTCGCCCGCGCGTGCACGGTCACGATCCGCTTGCTCAAAACCTCGCCCGTCAACGCTCAGCTGCGTGAGCTGTACAACTACCAGGACGTCGGCTCTGTTGGCTGGGGCAAGAACGTCATCACCATCCGCAACATCATGACCGGCGATGAGGAGGTCATCAGCGGCGCCGCGTTCACGGGGCTGCCGGAAAACTCCTGGGCCACCGAGGGCAACACGCTCGAGTGGACTTTTAACGGCGCCATCCAGAGCGGCAAGACCGGCCCGCTGACGGTTGTCTAACATGATCGAGTTTGAGATCAACGGCGTCCAGTATCGGGCGCAGGCGATGGACGCCCGGCGCCAGTTTCACGTCGCGCGCCGCCTCAGCGCCGTGCTGGCGCCGTCTGCCGATGCGATCGACAAGGGCAAGGACGACAAGAGCGTCAGGGGCGGTATCATTGCCGCCCTTGACGGCTTTTTCGACGCGCTGAGCACGATGCCCGACGATCAACTCGACTATGTGATCGATGCCTGTCTCGACACCGTCAGTCGCAAAGACGGTGGCGCGTGGTCACCGATCCGTCGCGGCGGTGCGATGATGTACGACCTTGACCTGTACACGCAGGGCGCGATCGTGTGGCACGTCGTCAAGGGAGCACTTGACGGTTTTTTCGCTTCGCTGCCGGCTCCGGTGCGCGACATGCTCAAGGGAGCAGCGACGGGAGCGATGGCCAGAGCGATGGAGCGGGCGCAGCCCTCTGGCGATTAGACGACGGCGAGGACTGGCTCTATCGGCCGGTCCTCCGCGGCTGCCTCGATGGCGCTCGCCTGTTTGACGGCAGCATCGATCTCGAGGGCGTGGCGCGTCTCAACGCGGCTCTCGACGTAATGGACCACAACGAACGCGTCTTTTATGAGCGCGAACGTGATAAAAATCGCGCCACTCGATCGAGGTGACAACGATGGCACAAACAATTGGAGAGTATCTATACCGCATCGCGTGGTCGCTCGACAAGAGTGGCGCGGCCAATCTCCGCAAGGAGGGCGATGCGGCGCAAAAGAGCGTCGACGGACTCGGCAAGAGTCTTGACAAGACTGAGCAGGAAGCCAAAGACCTCACGCGGGCGGCCGATAAGACGGCAACGGAAATTCGCGATGTCGGATATGCCAGCCGTGAGGCCGGTCAGCAGGTCGATGAGTTTGAGAAGATGGCGAAGACCGCCACGGACTCGCTTAAACGGATGTTTAAGCAGTTCCTTGGCATCGCTGCCGTCCGTCGTACTTTTACCGCAATCCTGAACACGGCCACGTCGCTCGATGCTCTGGCCAACAGTGCCGCGGCTGTCGGTGCATCGGCGGCCGGCATGGCTCGCCTTGCCTATGCGACCGACCTCGCCGGCGTCAACGCCAGCGAGATGGACAGCGCCCTCAAGGGCGTGAGGCAGTCGGCCGCGCAGGCCGCCGCCGGCATCGGTGCAGGCGTCAAGGCGTGGCGCTTGATCGGCATCTCCACGCGCGACGAAAACGGCAATCTCAAGGATACAACGCGCCTCATCGACGAACTGGGCGTGAAATTCGCGCAGATGGACGAGGGGCGCGCGCAGGCGCTCGGCAAGATGCTCAAGATGACGCCGGCGGTAATCGGCGCGCTCAGGTCCGGCATGATGGACTACGCCAGGGAGTTTGACCAGGCGCTCGGCAACATGACGCCGACGTTTGACGAGGCCGTCAAGGCCGCGCAGCGCCTCCACTCGGCGCAGTCGCGCCTTGTGCGCATCATGTCTTTGCTGTGGCAGGGCATCGCCAGTAGATTTTTCGCGCCGTTTGAAAAAGCGTTTGACACGATCCGCACGGCAATCATCAATAATCAGGGCGCACTCGTGCGCTTCGGCGCAGCGGTGCTGCAGCCTCTGGCGCTGGCACTCAGCGGCGTGGCGGAGTCGGTCAGTGTCGTGTCCAATGCGCTGACGGTGCTCACGGGCGTCTTTGACGCTCTCGGGCCCGTCTCGCAGACGGTGCTCCAGACGCTGCTCTGGGGCGCGGCAGCCTACGCACTGGCGCTGCATAAGGTGACGCTGGCGCAGATCGCGGCGGCGGCGACTAATCCCTTTGTCTTGATCGGTGCGGCGATCGTCGGCGTGCTGCTGCTGCTGGACGACTTTGCCACGGCGATGCGCGGCGGAAAGACCTATTTTGACTGGACGCCGGCGATCAAGGTTTTTAAAAGCCTCAGTGAGTGGGGCGCCAAGATCGAGGAGTGGATCAAGGCGCTGCCGGACAAGATCACCGGCGCGCTGGGAGACATCTGGGCGACACTCAAAAGCTGGTGGACGACGGCTATTGACTGGATGGCCGCGAAGTGGCGCGCTTTTGTCGAGACGGTCACCGGCTGGATGCCGGACGCGCTTAAAAAGCAACTCGGCATCAAGGTCGAGGGCGAAGCGCCCGCCGCACCGGAGTTTAAACCGGCGGCGACAGCCGCACCTGTGGCGCAGGTCCTCGACTCTGATCCGCAGCGGCAGGCGATCATCAGGCAGGCCGGCGGCGTCGTGCCGGCTGCGCAGCCGGCGGCGATACCGACGCCGGGGCGAGTGATGGCGGCTTTTGCGGCCGCGTCTGCCTCTGGCAGCGCGCCTGCATTGGCGGAATCCGGCGGTAGCGTCAGCACGGTGATCAATAACATGGCGGCCGGTGGGCGCGTGCTCGGGGCGGCGCAGCCTCTCGGCACGACGACAGTCACCAACAACAACGACAACAGCCGACGGTACGACATCCCCGTCACTGTCAACAACAGCACGACGGTCAACGTTCAGACGATGGACGGCAGCGCCGGAGCTGTTGCCGATCAGGTCAGCGCGGCGGTCGACTCAAGCAATGCCAAGCTCGTGCGCGATATGCAGAGCCCGCTCGCGGCGATCGCCGACGATGACACCGGCGGCATGACGACAGAGTAGGAGGTGAGCGAATGCCAGAGATCAGCGAGAGCGGCGCCTACATCCGCTCGCTCGGCGGTCTCACTTTTACGGTCACGATCTCCGAGGCCGAAAAGCAGACGGCCAAGCTCACCGATTATCCGGTCGAGGACGGCGTCAGCTACTCCGATCACGTCATTCTCGCGCCGTGCGAGGTGACCGTGCAGGTGGGGCAAGGGGTCGACGACGCCGAGACGGACCCGCGCGACAAGCTCGACAAGCTGCGCGAGTTGATGACGGCGCGCGAGCCGATCGAGCTGTACACCGGCAAAAGCTACTATAAAAGCATGATCATCACGTCGATCAGCACAACGACCGACGCCAAGACGGAGACGGTCATGATCGCCTCGGTGACGCTGCGCGAGGTGAGGATAGCACAGACGCAGGCGGCTGCCGTGCCGGTCATCAGCAAGACGCGGCAGAAGCAGCCGAAAAAGACGCAGGCCAGCACCAAGCGCGGCACGCAACAGGTGCAGACGGTCAGCACTCCGCAGCAGCCCAATCCGCAGGCAGAGTCGGGGATGTCGAAACTCTTCGGCGCCCGCTACGATAATAGTAGCGGTACGGCCCAACCGACGACATGATAGGAGGCGCGTGAGATGAATATTTACAGTGTGCCTCTCCGCGACGGTCCGCAGTCGCTAACGATCGCCCTGTCCGGCATCGTCTATCAGCTGCGCGTGCGCTACAGCGCGCGCACCGATCTGTGGGTGCTCGACATTGCTGACGCCGACGGCGTCAGCCTCGTGCGTAATATCCCGATGGTTACGGGCGCCGATTTGCTCCGCCAGTATCACCACCTCGGTTTCGGCGGGGCGCTCGTCGTACAAAACGCCGTCACGGGCGGCGACGATCCGCCGCAGTTCGACGATCTTGTCGGCGCGCTGCTGTATGTGACGGGGGTGGAGCTGTGAGACAGTGGCTCCGCCAGTGCCGGCTCGTCATCGGCAAAAATGGGCAGGGGCTCGACCTGAGCCAGCTGCGGATCACGTTTGACGTCAAGAAGGACGACCAAAGCACGCCCAACTCGGCCCGGATCTGCGTTTACAACCCGGCCCCCGATACCATCAACAGGGCCCTGCGCGAGTTTGACACCGTTAGCCTCGACGCCGGATACACCGACGGCATGGGGCTGATCTACGCCGGCAACATCATCCAGGTGAGACGCCTGCGGCGCGGCCCTGACATTGTGCTCGAGATCAGCGCCGGCGACGGCGACACAGCGTACAACTACGGCGTGGTCTCGACCACGCTGGCAGCGGGCGCGACCAATAAGGACCGGCTGCAGGCGATGGCGCGCGCGATGGCGATCGGCAACGTCGACGCCGGCGCGGCACTGCTGAGCGCCGGCACGGGGCGCGCCCTGCCGCGCGGCAAGGTGCTGTTTAAGCCGGTCAAAGATTATATGAGGGAATACGGCAGAGACACCGGATCCGCAGTTTTTATCGACTCCGGCAAACTCCAGACGATCAAGCGTGACGGGTATCTCCCCGGCACGCCGGTGGAGCTGGCGCCAGGCACCGGCCTGATCGGCGCCGCACAGCAGACGCTCGACGGCGTTGAGGCATCGAGTCGGCTCAATCCTGAAATTAGGATCGGCGGCCTCGTCCATATCGATCCGGCGTACCTCGTCGCGGCGGACACAACAAGCGCTCAGACCGACAAAAGCGGCAAAAAAAAGACGGTCCACCAGGCGGCCGGCGGCTACTATCGCGTGATCGCCACGCACTACACCGGTGACACGCACGGCCAGCCCTGGGATGTCAAGATCACCGGTGTGGCAGTTGACGCCAGCGCCAAACGGACGCTCGACACGCCCGCACCGACAGGAGGTGCTCGCTGATGGCAATCTCCAGAGCAGAGCGCGAGGACGTCCGCGAGGCGTCCTATCGTGACCTCATCACGGCCGCGAGGATGGACATGCACACGGCCATGCCGGGGATTATCCAGAGTTTTGACCCCGTGCGCATGACCTGCACGGTACAGCCGGCGATCCGCGGCGCCATCGTCGCTCCAAACGGACGCGCCGAAGCGGCGGACCTGCCGCTGCTGGTCGACTGTCCGGTTGTTTTCCCGGGCGGTGGCGGGTACATTTTGACTTATCCGCTCAAGGCTGGCGACGAGGCGCTGATCATCATCGCGGAGCGCTGCATCGACGCCTGGTGGCAGAGCGGCGGCGTGCAGGCTGCGGCCGAGTATCGGCTGCAGGACCTCAGCGATGGTTTTGTTATCCCTGGCCCGCGCAGCCAGCCGCATGTCGTCACCGGCGGCGTCGGCATGACTGGCGCGGAGCTCCGCACCGACAGCGGCACCACGATGCTGCGGCTCAAGGGCACGGCGGTCGAGGTCGTCGCCCCCGGCGGCGTGACATTCGACACGCCGACACTGACAGTCACTGGTGATGTTATTTCTGGCGGTAAATCGTACTTACAACACACGCACATGGGCGTACACGGCGAAACATCGGCGCCGCTTTAAAGGAGGCGCGCTATGCGATATCGAAAACTCGACAAAAATGGCGACTTCTCGGCGGGGCATGGCTCCGCCGATTTTTTTACAGATTCGCCTGAGGCAGTCGGCCAGTCGGTGCTCACTCGGCTGCGGCTATGGACGGGCGAGTGGTTTTTAGACACTGACGATGGCACGCCGTACAGCTCGCAGGTGCTCGGCGCTCATCGCCGGCAGTCGGCCGGCCCGGCGATCCGGATGCGCGTCGCCGGCACTGAGGGCGTCACCGAGGTGAGCGACTTCGCCGCCGATTATGACGGCGACGCGCGGGCGCTGACGGTGACGGCGACGGTCGATACCGTCTACGGAGAGACGCAGATCGAGGGGGTGATCTGATGGCGCTCACAATTGATGCGATTGAGACGATGGCGGCGGCGCTGACGCCGTACATCGACGACACCGGGCTGCACGTCCCGGAGTATGCAGATATCAAGACCACGCTTGAGTCGGCGTGGCGGGGGATCTACGGCTCTGACATCTATCTCGAGCCGGACAGTCAGGACGGGCAGCTGATCGCTGTTTTTGCCCTGGCGCTGCTTGACACGTATCAAGCAATGGAGCAGGTGTATCAAGGTTTTAGCCCGTCGACTGCATCTGGCGAGACGCTCAGCCGCGTAGTCAAGATCAACGGCATCCGCCGGCAGGCGGGCAGCTACAGCTCGGCCGACGTGACGATTACAGGCACGGCAGGCACGACCATCACCAACGGCATCATCGCCGATGTGTCCGGGCAAAAATGGGATCTGCCCGAGACGGTCGTGATCCCGTCAAGCGGCCAGATCGTCGTCACAGCGACGGCACAGGACGAGGGCGAAATCACCGCGCAGGGGGGGCAGATCACGCAGATCATGACGCCGACGCGCGGCTGGCAGACGGTGACCAATGCCGCAGCCGCTACAGTCGGCGCGGCGACTGAAACGGACGCCGCCCTCCGCCTGCGGCAGGCGTACAGCGTGGCGCTGCCGTCGGCGACGATCCTCGAGGGGACGCTCGGCGCAGTGCTGAGCGTGGACGGCGTCAGCAAAGCGACGATTTACGAAAACGACACCAACACGGCCGACTCCAACGGCCTTCCCGCGCACAGCATCAGCGTCGTGGCGCAGGGGGGCTCGGCGACGGACATCGCGCAAGCGATCTGGCTAAAAAAAACGCCAGGGTGTGGCACCTACGGCACCACGTCAGAGGTTATCGTCGACAGCAACGGCATCGCGACGACGATTAATTTTTATCGGCCCACGGTCACGGCCGTGGCGGTCACGGTCACCATCACGCCGGAGGCAGGATACCTGGCCGCTACTGGGGAGGCCATCAAGGCAGCAGTCGCCCAGTATATCAACGATCTGGCGATCGGTGCAGATGTCAGCATCGCCCGCACGACAGCTGCAGCGATCACGGCCGGTCCTGCCTACGACGTCAACAGCGTCACGATCGGTGTCGTCGGCGGCTCGCAGAGTGCGTCCAATCTCGTGATCCCTTTTAACGGGCTCGCCACCTGCGACACGGACAACATCACGGTGGTCACGTCATGAGCATGACGCTCAGCGATTACATCGACCTGATAACGAGCCAGCACCGCAGTCGCCCGAAGTTTTGCGGAGTTACGGCGGCCGCTGTGGCTCCGCTGGTGCTGACGGTCGGCATGGTCGACACGTCGATGCTTTCGGCATGGGATATCGACACGGCGATCGGCACGCAGCTCGACCAGGTGGGTGAGTGGATCGGCGCGACGCGTTACGTGGAGCAGCCTCTCGTCGGTGTGTATTTTTCGTGGGACGACGTTGTAGCGACGGGGTGGGGGCAAGGCTACTGGCAAGGCAAATACGATCCGAGTACGGGCGTGATCGCACTCGCCGATGACGTGTACCGGCTCGTCTTGTATGCCAAGATCGCGAGCAACAACTGGGACGGCACGCGCGAGACCATCGAGGCCATCTGGGACGACAGTTTCGGCGATACGTCGACGCTGGCGCTCGTTGATCATCAGGATATGAGCATCACGATCGGCCTGCAGGGCATCGCAATCAACGACGTGCTGCTGTACATCTTGACGTCTGGACGTATCCCGCTTAAGCCGGAGGGCGTGCGGCTGCGCGAGTACATCGTCAGCGACGACCGCATCTTTGGATTTGACGCCGACAGCCCGACGATCGGCGGCTGGGACGAGGCCAGCTGGGGCTCTGAGATCATCATGTAAGAGGTGACAACAATGCCAACAAATGATTTTTATGAGTTCGCGACAAGCTCTGCAGCCTACGTCGAGAGCCTAGCGGACTACCTCGCCGATGTGGAGCGCACGGCCGGCCAGCAGTCCGGCATCGCGCGCGCTGAGCTCAACAATCGCGCGTTGCGGCAGGGCAGCGCGATGGCTGCCGCGATCGGCAGCTTTATGGTCGCCCGCGGCTACGATGCGCTCGATAACGGCGACACGGCCACGCGTGCGGCCAATTTCGCCGCGGCCGTCGCGGCGTTGATCCAGCCTAATATCACGAGCGCCGTCAACGCCGCCAAGACAGACGTTTTGCAGCGCGTCTTCCCTGTGGGCTCGTTTTATACGTCGTATAACGTCAACACGAATCCGGCCAGTTTGCTGGGCTTTGGCACCTGGACTGCGGTGCAGGGACGCTTTTTGCTCTCGGCGTCGTCAGCCTATCCGGCCGGTAGCACGGGCGGTGCTGCGTCGCACGCCATCACTGTGGCCGAGCTGCCCCCGCATTCGCACACCGGCAGCACGGCGTCGGCCGGAGGCCATACTCATACAGCGACGACGGCGTCATCCGGTGCGCATACTCACACGATCTCCGTAGCCAGTGCCGGCGCTCACACGCACAGCGGCACGGCAGCGAGCAACGGAGCGCATACACACACTCGTGGGACCATGAATATCACAGGCACGGTGAGAGCTGGCACAAGCGACGAAGGGCCTTTCCCCGGCAACGTTGTCACAAGTGGTGCATTTACGACCGCACCAACAGGTGGCAACGGCGCCGACGGTGCTACTCCTGGCGGTGCTTATGATCTTACTATGGATGCGTCTCGCTCATGGACTGGGGCAACGTCCAGCAGCGGTACACACACTCACACGATCACAACAGCCAGCGCCGGCGCGCATGTGCACAACGCCAGCAGTGCCAGCGCCGGTGCTCATACGCACACAGTGACGGTCGCGACTAATGGCGCGCATACTCACACCGTGACGATCGGCAACACCGGAGGCGGCTCTGCGATGAGCCTGTTGCCACCGTATGTAGCTGTTTATATGTGGCGCCGTACAGCATAGAGGTGAATAAAATGGCAACTAACGATTTTATTGGTTTTGCTTCGAGCGGTGGCGCTAATGTCATGTCGCAAGCTGATTTCGCGGCAGCGCACGAGCAGTTCGTCGGCGTGCAGCCAGGCATGGCGTCATCTGCGATGGCTAATAAAGTTTGGCGGCAGGGGGCTAATATGGCCGCAGTAATCGGCGAGCTTATTAAAAACCACGGGATTGATGCATTAGATAACGGCGATCTTGCGACATTATATAATGCATTGTTATCAGCGACAGCATCCGCAACGCTGGCAGGGTTGATGAGCGCGGCAGACAAGATCGCGCTTGACGGCGTCCCTACGACCTATTTTCCGCTTTCTGGGGGAGCTTTATCGGGTCAATCAATTTCACGGAATGTCACGAATTCAGCTCTGCGCTTGCTAGGTGGCACAGAAAATGAAAACGGGGGCTATATATCCCTCTGGGGCAAGGACACGGAGGGCGACGCGGGGAATATCTACGCTATAGCCCGGACCTCTGTCTCGAATTCAGCGACACTAAGACTCACCCCAAGTGGATCGTTTTCGTGGCGCGGCCTTGAAGTTCCGTACTGTTTTGCGGGTACTGCAACAAATGTTTCCCGCAGCGATTTTGTCAACTTTTTGGTCCCGCCTCCTAAAACACCGTCGCGAATTTACGTCTTCCATCCGAGTTCGACCCCGTCATCGTTGGCGGCCTACGGCATAAGTAAGACTGGTTTTTATTTGGGGACATCGACAAGTCCAGTCGATAACGTTTATTATATAGCGTTTTGTTTAGGAGGTGGCGACGCATGATAGGGACTCGATTTGACAACCCGTTACCAGCACAAGACGTCGAACGCTACGCAGAAGCGGCGAATTGGTGCAACGCGAATCATGCATGGATTGTCGAGCATGAAAATTACTTTGAAGTCGAGGCGCTCCCCGTGCCATCTTTCGCTGAACTAAAAGCTCAGAAAAAAGAAAAAATCGCCGCCGCACGATATGAAGCGGAGATTGCGGGCGTAACGGTCAATGGCTTAACGATTGACACGGGGCGCGATAGTCAAGCCCTTATCACTGGCGCGGCAGTCGCCGCAATGCTTGACAACGAGTATTCGTTGAACTGGAAAACCGCGTCGGGCTTTATCCATCTCACTGCGCCCGAAATCATTGCAGTCGCGCAGGCAGTCCGTGCTCATGTGCAGGCGTGTTTTGACTGTGAGGCAGAGCTGGTCGAGCTGGTCGATGCGGCGGATACGGCCGAGGACCTCGCCGCGATCACGTGGAGCATGTGACCATGAGCGGCGACCGACTGTCTGCTCACTTCCGGCGCGCTGAGCTGGCCTGCCGATGCGGCTGCGGTCTGTATGTACACCGTCCGCAGCTGCTCGACCTTGCCGAAAGAGTACGCGCCATCCTGCAGACGCCAATGATTGTGACCAGCGGGACGCGCTGCGTCTCGCACAATGCTCGCGTCGGCGGCTCACCGACAAGTAAGCATTTGCAGGGGCTCGCGATGGACTTTTACTGTCGGACGCTGTCGCCGACGGCAGTTTATAACGCCATCCTGAGTCGCTACATCAAGGGATGCCTGCCCGAGCTTGGCGGCATGGGCTTGTACAAAAGTTTTGTACATATCGACGCCTACCACGCCGAGGACGGCCATCTGAGGCTGTGGCGCGGACCGGGGGTGTGATCGATGCCAGGAGAGGGACAGGATAAGACATTGTTCGACCTCGCTATCACCGGCGGGATCGGCGCGCTGGTCGCGGTGTTTTTTGCCGCGATCCGCGCGGCACGGGCTCACGTTGATGAGAGCTTTAACTTTAAGCGCTTCGCGGTGGGGCTTTTTTCGGCCAGCGGCGTCGGTGCTCTCGTCGCGTGGGGACTCGACGCGCTCTCAGTCTCGCGCGAGCTGTCCGCCATCATCATCGCCATGTGCGGCTACTGCGGCGGCAGGTTGTTCGACGTGGTCGAGGCCGAGCTGCCAGAGACGATCCGCGCGGCGTTTGATGGCTTGCAAAAAAGATTAAGTGAGGGACGGTGGGGTAAAAATGACTGATCGGCTCGACAGACTCGACAGGCTCATCGAGCGCGTCGAGTCATCTGTCCGGCATCACGGGCGCGCGGCGTACATCGTCGCCGCCGCGCTGGCTGCTCTGCTGTTGTGGTGGTTGCTGCGGGTCGATGCCGGCCGGCATGAGGTTGGCGACAAGATCGCTGAGATCAGGACGACGGCCGACGTGGCCGAGAGGCGCGCCGACGCTATTGTCGATGCCGAACGAGCGAGAGAGGAGGCAGCACGCGATGAGACACGCACACAGGTACAGGCGGTCAGTGATGACGGCCTGCCTGATCTGCTCGCTGGCCTGCTGCGCGACTGGCGCGAGGGCAAGTGACGCGCCGGACGCGCTGCGCATCCACGCCGGATGGACAGCGCCGGCGGCCGGCTACTATTTAACCGACGCGGCGATGCGGGACACGATCGCCGGCTGGACTGAGGCGCGAAAGGTCGCCGACGTGCGGCAGCAGGCGCTTGAGGCCCTGCGCGAGGAGGTCAGGCTCCAGCAGGCCGATCTCCGGCGTCAGCTCGCTGAGCTGCAGCACGAGATCGCCGTCGAGCGGTCCGCGTGGCGCGGCCGTGTCCGGCGCGGCAAGCTGCAGGGGCTCGGCCTCGGCCTGCTGCTGGGTTTCGGCGGCGGCTATCTTGTCAGGCGCAATAATCCATGATAGAATAATATCAACAGTCCCCGGTGTCTCTCACTGCGCAGATTGTCCCGCGTGGTGACATATTCGCCGAGCCGTTTTGAGGATGTAGCTCAATGCGTAGAGCATCGGATTGTCTATCCGTCGATTGTGGGTTCGAGTCCCATCATCCTCGCCATTTAACAATAACGCCTCGGCGGTCGTCTGACCGTCGGGGCGTCTTTTTTTTATGCAGTTGTCACATAAAAGGTCCCGCGAGAATCGACGCTAAGGGGGCAAACTTGCCTTGGGTGATACTCTTATACCTTCGAAAAAACTAATGCGGCGGCATGGGCGGCACAGGCTGGCCGTCGCGCAATGCGTCGAGGTAATCTGCATACCACTGCATCATGACGCGCCTCACCGGCAGATATTGCGCGTGATTATAGACGGCGCGCACTGTACCGCCGACAGCGTGCGCCAGCTGCGCCTCGATGGCATCCGGCGGCCATCCGGCTTCATTGAGCAGGGTGCTGGCAGTCGCGCGGAACCCGTGCGCGCTCATCTCCGCAGGGGGATAGCCAAGCACGCGCAGGGTCTTGGTCAGCAACGTTTTATTGATCTGATGCAGCAGCGAGCGCACACCGTGCAGCACGTAGGGAGAGCCGGCACTCAACCCGTCGCGCAGATCGCGGAGGAGCTCGACAGTCTGCCGAGCTAGCGGGACGATATGAGGCCGGCGCATTTTCATGCGCTCGGCAGGTATGCGCCACGTTGCGGCGTCGAGATCGATCTCGTCCCACGTCGCGCCGCGAAGTTCGCCGGGACGTACGAACGTGTACGCCAACAGGCGCAGGCCGGCCGATTTGATACACCAGCCGAGCGATTCGATGCGCCGTATCAGCTCGCCGACGTCGGCGGGACGCTCCAGATGGGCGCGGGACACAGTCGGCGAGCTGCCCAGAGCGTCGCGCAGATCGCGCGTGATGTCGCCCTGTGGCACGAGGTCGAGCGGGATGCCGTAGCGCAGCACCTGCCCGATCAGTCCGACGACTCGGTGCGCGGTATGGACATGGCCGGTCTGCTCAATTGCCGCAGCCAGATGGTAGACGCGTGGCGCCGTGATCGTCGTGACGTCGGCATCGCCGATCTCAGGATAAATAAATCGCTCAAGCCAGTGCTCAAGACGCGCCACGTTGGCAGCTGTGGAAATCCGGCGCGGATCGGCGTCGAGATATCGCTCTGCCAACGCGCGAAAGGTCACGAGCTCACCGGGGCGGCTCGCCATTTTGTCAGACAGTTTATCACGTGCCAGGCGGGCAGCATAGACTGACATCGCCGGCCAGACGCCCAGTGTCTGGACTTTGGCCGAGCTTTTACCCTGCCGTCGGTAGATCCACGATTTTCTCCCGCTCGGCGCGACACGGATGTACAGCCCTTGACCGTCGCAAACCATGTACTCGCCGCGCTCGCGCGGCTTTAAATCGCGTATCATTTTATCTGTCAACACCGGCATCACCTCCCGCAGTATCACCGATACTGTGTCTGATACTTTTCGAGCCTAAAAAAGACTATCTTGGATTAACTCCGCGCTCTCAAAATATCAAAAAAAGCGGTGTTTGTCTATCTGTGACTAAATTTGATTATCATTGACTATTGAGTTATTTCCTATGAATGGATGACTCAATGCTGATAAATACTGGGCTCGCGAAAAAAATGATACTTCTCTCGACACTTTTTGCAAAAATCACTTTTTTGTGCTTGACACAAAACGCTTGTTTATGCTATACTCTCATCAGATCAGAGAGGTCACCTCTCAAAACTCAAGGAGGGCATAAAAATGACGCAAAACTCGATCCCGGTGTATGAGGCAAAAGTTACGCTTCACGGAGTGCCGTCACTGGTGCCGATGACTGTGGTCTGGTCTGATGACTACGGCGGCACGTGGGTGGTCGGCTACGTGATGCCGAGCGGCCATCGCAAGCGCTACAACGTCAAGGACAACTACATGCACAAGACGGAGGCCGAGGCTGTCGCCAAGCTCGAGACCATCGCGCAGGCGCGGAAGTGGCGCCCGTGGCCGGCTGATCGTCCGGTCGAATGCATCGAGGCGGCTCGCTCATGACTGGCCGCGTGCTGGGCGGCTGCCGGTGTGATCCGGCAGTCGCCACGATCGTCGCCACAGTCGGCAGCGTGACGCTGTACCGTACCAAGTCGCGGCGATTTTTTTCAGAGGACGCCCACTGCGAGCTGCGGCTGCTGACCGATGACGAGGCTGCCGCGTGGATCCGCGAGCATTGCGACGAGGACACGCTTGAAAGGGCGTTTGACTCGTCGCCGCTCGTGCACCTGACGGTGGACCTGCCGGCGTGGCTGGTCCGGCGGATGGATCGGCAGCGCGGGCGGAAGAGCCGCCGCGCCGTGATCCAGGCAGCGCTCGAAAAGTTTTACCAAATCTGACCAACTAAATAGAAAAGCCCTCACGGCGCGCAGCCGTGGGGGCTCTTTTTTGTCTCTGAATATACGCGAATTCGCGCAGTTATGCCTTGTGATAGTCGCGCCATTTGGCGACGTTGTACTCCCATTTCGTGCGGCGATGCTTTCGGGCGATCAGCCACATGACGATCGGCACCGGCAGCGCGGCGGCGGAATAGCCGACGGCGCAGGCCAGCAGCATGAGGAACACCGTCCAGAGGATGTAGGCGACGCGCGTCGCCGTGCTCAGGCGCGTCTGCTCCAGTGTGGGGCACGGTGTGTCGGGCAGCGTCAGAGGATCAGGCGGCGGCGGTGTACTGGCGCTGTCGAGGCGGACGCGCCCGAGCGGCGTATTGCCATAGATGCCCTTGCTGCCGATGTTGATGCCTGCGATGGTAACGCTCTTTTTGTTGAGTCTGAAAAAGCTCATGCTGATCCCTCCTCAAAACGGCCGCGGCCGAGGCCGGGGCTTGAACGTGCCGACGAGGACGCCGACGACAAAAAAATCAGCCGCATCCTGCTCTTCGGGCGTGAGCCGCTGATCGCCGCGATCAGAGCGCAAACAAATCACACCATTGCCGAGACGGTAAAAAAATTTTAGCGACAACATTCCGTACAGCGAGACCAGCGCGATGGCGCCTTGCGCTGGCTCTTCGGCCGGATTTATGACGATCTGATCGCCGGGTTCGATGCCCTCGCTCTCGAGGCAGTCGCCGTCGGCGTAGATGGCATAGGGCGGGCGGCTGTCGTCATAGCGATGCAGCCGCGAGCGCGGGATCTGGATCCCCGGCTCGGCGGGGCTGGTGATGTCCAGCACAGGCTGCCCTCGTCCGCAGCACGCGACGACCTCGCGCGACAGGATCGGCACGTTGATCATCTGGGCGGTGCGGTCGACGCGGACGTCAGAGGTGAGCGGCGCAGGACGTCCGGCCAGAGTGTCGATAGACACGCCCAACACTCTTGCCAACATGGCGATCCGCTCCAGGCTGGGCGTGTCGGCGCCGCTTTCCCAGCGGCTGATCGCCTGACGTGTCACGCCAATGCGTGCGCCAAGTTGCGTCTGGCTGTAGCCTTTTTGCTTGCGGTACTCTCTTAACATATCGCAAAACATCAAAACCGCCTCCCTACTGTATTTTATCGGGGTTGGGCGATAGTTACAAGCAAGCAATCAAAAATATTGTACTGTGACGCTTGACAGATTGCAAGTCGCGCGCTATTATACAGTTACATGCAAGCAATCAGTTACAAGGGAGGGGTTAGATGGGCGTTTTTATCAACACGGTACGCTGGCCGGTCGAGCTGTACGACGCAATCAGAGCTGAGGCTGTCCGACAGGGAGTCAGTATCAACACTTTGATCGTTGAGGCTGGCAAGCGTTACTTGACAGCAATCGCCGACGAGCGCGACACGGAGCGCCACAAATGAGCGACGCCGAGATGGACAACCTGGTCGAGCGGATCGCCGAAGCGGTAGCACGACGGCTGAAGCGCTCGCAGCGCAGAGCACCGGCCGGCTACTGGTCACTCTCGGACGTGGCCGAGTGGTACGGACGGTCTGAGTCGTGGGTGCGCCGGATGATGTACGCAGGACGGATCCCTGCGCCGGACATCGGCGGCGGCAAGGGCGCCACGATGGCGTGGCGCGCGGAGGCGATCAAGGGAGCAAAGGTCCTATAAGAGGAGGCATTTTCCATGAGTAAGCGCAAGCCGTTTGAGCTCGGCGCTGATGTCGAGCGGGCACTGATGGAGATCATCAGCATCAACGACGACCTGCCGGCGGAGGTCAGGGATCGGATCGAACAGATGAGGGAGGACGACAATGATGGACGTAACGACTGAGCAGATCATGTGTGAGGTTGTGCTGTGGAGTCTGGCGGGGGGGCTGCTGTCGGCGTGCGTGTGCTCGTCGCTGGCGGCGTGGTGGAGACGGCGCAATGGCTAAAAGGCAGATCGCGGTGAGCGACGCTCACTACGCTCAGCTGCTGATGTGGGCCGCGGATCACATCGCTGAGGTGCCGAAGGGCATGCAGGCATCACCGACATGGGCGGCGGGGCAGATCCTTAAAAGATACTTTAATAGTCAGGCCATGATGAAGCAGGTGCTGCGGAGGGAGGAGTCGTAATGAGTAAAACGAGAGCGCGGTATGAGCACGTCGCCGGCGTGCGCGTGGCGGCGCATCGGCTGACCTTGCGCGAGCGGTTCTGGGCGTGGGCGGAGAGGTTCTTCGGATGAAAAGGGCTGCTCAGGGGCCTGGCGAAAAAGCCAAGAACTGTTTAACAGCCGCTGCGAAGGAGCTGCTGCTGTGCCAGCAAGAAGTCTTTGCTATGCCTTCGGTCAAGCCTGAGCTGGTCAACGCGCGGATCAAGTGCGTTTTGTCTGAATTGCGGTCTTTGAACATGGCGCTCAATAAGCTGATTAAAGGGAGTGAGAACGCATGATCTGGTGGATACTGCTCGGAATTTCGGTGTTTTTCATCAGTCTTTTTTTTGTCTCGTGCGCGGTGCTTAATCATTACCTCGACCGGCACAACGACGACGATCGCGACTGGTGGCGCTGATGCGCAGCGACCTGATCAACTGCGGGAGAGCGTACATCGCTGAGGTGCTGAGCAGTGATTTGTACACGGCCAGGCAAGAGCTTGGGCTGTCGCGCAAGGATCTGAGCAAGGGCACCGGCGTCAGTATCAAGGTGATCCAAAAATATGAGATAACGCCGCCGCTAAAGTGGACGACGAGGCTGAGCCAGATCGCCGACGCTCTCGGCATCGATCTGGCGGAGTACGGATACGCTCCGCCGGACATGGCGCGCCTATCGCGCCTGTCGCATAAGATCGAGAAGAGCACGGCGCGGGTGCAGCGCAAGCAGCTCAAATATCACTACCCGTTCGAGCACTTCGGGAGACAGCTGCAGGCTGCGCGGGTGCTGCACGGTCTGACGCAGCGGCAGCTCGCAAAAGAGCTGAACATCTGCCCCACGACGGTGGCGTTGTGGGAGTTGGGATTCCGGCTGCTGCGCGAGAATCGGCTGACAGCCTGGGCCGAGGTGCTGGGCGAGGATCTTGATACATGGCTCAAGCTCCGCGCGGCGGCAGAAAAAGCGAGGCCCTGACCGCTGTCACGGCCAGAGCCTCAAGGTAAAGAACTGCAAAAAGATTATACCACAAAGAGGAGGCGGATCACATGAGCACGGAGGAGCAGGTGGCGCGCTATCTGACGGAGCGGGCGATCCAGCGAGGAGAATGAGCCGCCCGGCGCAGCGTGAGCTGCTGGAGGAGGCGATCAGGCTGCTTGGTGAGGCTCGGCATCATCTGGCCGACGTCGAGCGGCTGCACGACGACAAGTACCAGAGCGTCAACGTCGCTGCGCGGGCTCAGCGCGCGCTCGCGCAGATCGGCGTGATCCTGAAAAATTTAAAAGATTATCACATCTAAAGAGGCAAGGAGGCCGACTATGGAAACGACCTTGACTGACAGGTATTTAACAGACGCATTCGAGGCACTGCTTAACGGCTACTTGACATGCAAAGAGCAAGTAGCACGGCTCGAGCGCGGTATAAAAAATCGCATCGACTGCGAGGTCAAGATGGAGCAAGAACTAAACGACCTCAAACAACAGCTCGCCGAAGCGAGGGCCGCACTGAAGGAGCGCAATAATGACACCGTTTAGCTACGACTATAAAAACCGCACGCTGCGCGGCGTGATCGTCAATGGCACGCCGTACTACGACGTGACGAGCGTGCTCGAGTGCGTCGGATATAACAAGCCCAAAGGACGCAGCGGCTGGGGCGGGAAGATGTATTATTTAATTGACCATATACCAGCTATCACCAGGATGCGCATCAAGCAGCGGCTGTACTGCATGCGTGGCGGAGTGTGCTATCTGTTCGATGCTCTGTTGAGTCAAAAACAGCTCCATGACCGTGACGGTAAAAAGGCGTTTTTTGAGTGGTTTAAGCAGCTCACCACGACCGCAGCGCCCGGCGATCCGAATGTCATCACGATGCCGGAGCAGGCGCCTGCAGACGATGCAGCGCCGACGGTCGAGGAGCTGCAGGAAATGCTCGCCGAGCGGAATCATAAACTTGATGCAATGAGCGAGCAACTCTCTGCAGCCACTCATAACATTTATGAGCGTCAGGCGACTATCAACAGATTGCAGACTGAGCTCAACGAGGAGCGCGCCTGTAATCGGCACCTCGCTGAACTCTGTTTATTCTTAAAAAACCTCAAGGAGGCTTAACAATGGCTATCAATTTAAAAAGCACCGCGACGATCGCCAGCAGCGGCGTCAAAGTGCTGGTCTACGGTCAGGCAGGCAGCGGCAAGACGACGCTGATCCGCACGGTGCCGGCGCCGCTGATCCTGAGCGCCGAGGCGGGGCTGCTCTCGCTGGCGGGGACGGATATCCCGTATGTGGAGATACACAGTCTCGCCGAGCTGTCGGAGGTGGGCGCGTGGATCGCCCAGAGCCAGGAGGCGGCACAGTACCGGACGATCTGCCTGGACTCGATCAGCGAGATCGCGGAGGTGTGCCTGTCAGAGGCAAAGGCGACGCTCAAGGACGGGCGTGCAGCGTATGGCGAGATGGCGGATCAGATGAGCAAGGTCATCAGAGCGTATCGCGATCTGCCGGGGCGAAACGTCTATTTTACGGCCAAGATGGACAAATCGGAGAGCGACACGGGCGCGCGACTTTTTGCTCCGTCGATGCCCGGCAAAACTCTGACGCAGCAGCTGCCGTATTTTTTTGACGAGGTTCTGGCGCTGCGGCTCGTCACCGACAAAGACGGCAACACGGGCCGCGCGCTGATGTGCGTGCCGGATACGATGTGGACGGCCAAGGACCGCTCCAGCCGGCTGGCGGCATGGGAGCCGGCAGACCTCGGCGCGCTGTTTGAGAAGATTGCAGGAGGATCGCAGCAATGATTCCGGCGTTTGAATATGGGCCACATAGAAAAGATGATTTCAGAACAGAAAAGCTCGCCGCTGTGAGAGGTAGCGCAGTTTTTAAAATAACAGTAGAACAGAATAGGGGCCGCGGAGACGTCGTGGATCACCGAGCTCAAGTAAAAGTATATTATCGCGATTCCTCAGAAAGCGATGGTTACGGAGTGGCCACAAGTGCTCTTTTAGACGAATTTACCGCCGAAGCCCTATATAACGACTATCTTAAACAATATCATTTTATAGAGGAGGACGATGATAATGCCTGATCTGGCAATCATTGTGACCAAACTGGCGGACGCTAAGGCCGCCGAAGAGCGCGCCAAGGCGGCGCGCCTCAGAATCGAAGAGGAGCTCGCCGCGGCGATCGGCGTGCCGGAGTCGTGGACGGGCTCGACGACGAGCGACATCTGCGGATATAAGGTGACGTGCGCGCGGCGGGATAACGTCAAGATCGATGTCGACGAGTTGAATGCAATCGCAGCGCGAGACATTGAGAAAACGAACGGACACAGCGCCATAGCCGACGCCTTGCATGTCGTTTTCCGCTGGAAACCTGAAATTGACAAAAAGGGCTGGGACGCAGCGCCGGATGAAGTCATCAAGGCGTTCAGCGCGGCGATCACGCGCACGCCCGGCAAGATTAGTTTTTCTCTTAAGCCTAAAGATAAAAAATAGGAGGTCATACTATGGCAATTCTTGATGCGGCTTTTATCTCTGATTTCGCGCAGGTCAAGGCGGACGACGGCGGCTACTCGCCGATCCCGGCCGGGGAGTATGTTTTTCAGCTGACGGGGGCGGAGCTCAAGCAAACCAAAGATGGCTCCGGGCAGTATATCAAGGGCGAATTTACGGTCATCGCGCCCAGCTACCAGGGGCGCAAAGTGTTTCAAAACTTCAACATCTACAACCGCAACTCCGAGGCGGAGCGCATCGGACGCTCACAGCTCAAGGCGCTGGCGATCGCCGTCGGACTCGACACGCTGCGCGACACTGACGAGCTGATCGGCCGCACTGTCGCAGCGCGCGTCAGCATCGAAAAGGACAAGAGCGGCCGCTATGACGACCAGAACAGGCTCAGCAAGTACAAGCCGGCCGAAGCGGCGGCAGCCCCTGCAGCCAGCCCGATGTCGGCGCCGATGCCGGCCGACGGCGGCAGCTTTGCGGCCGCGTTTGGCGGCGCGCCTGCGCAGGCCAGCGGCTTTGCTTTTAAATAGTCGCATGAGATGGCCGCGATTCCTGAGCCGCTGCACACGACGGCGGCATTGATCGACCAATGGTATGAGGAGCACAGAGAGCAGCCGAGGCCCCATCTGGGGGCCTCGCTGCTCGGCCATCCCTGCGAGCGGTATCTGTGGCTGTCTTTTCGGTGGGCAGTGCGTGAGAACTTCTCGGGCCGGATGCTGCGGCTCTTTGAGCGCGGGCACCGGGAGGAGATTGCCATCGTCGGCTGGCTGCGCAAGATCGGCGTGGAGATCCATCATACCGACGCCGACGGCGAGCAGATGCACGTGGAGCTTGCGCCTCACGTCGGCGGCAGCGTCGACGGTATCATCGAGAGCGGCGTGCCGGAAGCGCCCAAGGCGCGGCATATCGCTGAGTTTAAAACGCATAATAAACGCTCTTTCGATGAGTTAGAGAAAAAAGGCGTCTATGAGGCCAAGCGCCGGCACTGGTGTCAAATGCAGTGCTACATGGCCGGCACGGGTATCGACCGGGCACTGTATGTTGCCGTGTGCAAGGACGACGACCGGCTCTACACCGAGCGCGTCGAGTATCAGCCAGAGATCGCGCGGCAGATCATCGACCGCGGCGCGCGCATCGCGCTGACGGAGCGGATGCCGCCGCCGATCTCGACGGATCCGGCGTGGTACCAGTGCAAGTTGTGCGGCTGCTGGAGCTTTTGCCACGAGTCGCACCTGACGCAGGAGGTCAACTGCCGAACATGCGCCCACGTGACGCCGGGACAGGACGGCTGCTGGACGTGCGCGCTGTGGCGCGGTCCGCTCAGCTACGACGCTCAGCTCGCCGGCTGCCCGTCGCATGTGCTGCATCCTGACCTCGTGCTGTGGACGTTTAAAGGCGGCGCCGAGCAGGGGCGATGCGCGGTGTATGAGATCGACGGTCATGACGTACTCAACGGCAGCAGCGAGATGGCGATCACGTCGCGGGATCTGCTCGCCGGCAAGCGCGTGCCCGATCCCAATCAGAGCGGGTGCCCATTTTGATCGCCGGGCTGCGTGACTATCAAGAGCGCGCCATCACGATGACGTATGAGTGGATGGCGAGCCATCAGGGCAATCCGTGCATCGTCGCGCCGACCGGCAGCGGCAAAAGCTGGATCATCGCCGCGCTGTGCGAGGATATGCTGCACCGCTGGCCGGAGACGCGCCGCATCCTCGTGCTGTCGCACGTCAAGGAACTGCTGCAGCAGGACGCCGACAAGATCATCAAAGCATGGCCGGAGGCGCCGATCGGCGTCTACTCGGCGGGCCTGGGCTTGCGCCGGATCGAGCGCATCACCGTGGCCGGCATTCAGTCGGTGTATCGGCGGGCGGCAGAGCTTGCGCCGGTGGACGTGGTCATCGTTGACGAGGCGCACTTGATCAACTCGCGCGCCGTCGGCATCTATCGCCGGCTGCTGGACGACCTCATCGACGACGACGGGCACGGGCCGCGAGTGATCGGCCTGACGGCGACGCCGTACCGGCTGGGGCACGGGATGATCACCGACGGCGACGAGGCGCTTTTTTCCGGCATCGTCGAGCCGGTGACGATCACCGAGCTGGTCAACCGGGGATTCTTGGCGCCGCTGCGGTCAAAACTGACGCAGGCAGAGCTGGACATCAGCGACGTGCACACGCGGGGCGGCGAGTACATCGAGAGCGAGCTGGCGGCGGCCGTCGACACTGACGACGCCAATGCCTCGATCGCGCGCGAGATCGTCGCCCGCGCAGACGGCCGGCGCTCGTGGCTGGTGTTCTGCACCGGCGTTAATCATGCCGAGCACATGCGCGACGCGCTGCGGGCGCAGGGCATCGCCGCCGAAGTGGTCACGGGAAAAACGCCCAAAGACGAGCGGGCGGCGATCCTCGATGCGTACAAATGCGGCGAGATCACGGCGCTGACTAATGCCAACGTTCTGACGACCGGCTTTGACGCGCCGGACACTGACTTGATCGCGTTCTGCAGGCCAACGCTGTCGCCGGGACTTTATGTGCAGATGGCCGGCCGCGGCATGAGGCTCAAAAGCGCGGACCGCGCGCAGGACTGCCTCGTGCTCGACTTTGCCGGCAACGTGGCGCGGCACGGCCCGATCACGGCCGTCGAGCCGCCGAGCAAAAAGCACACCAACAAGGTGATCACAAAGGAGTGTCCGCAGTGCGGCGAGATCGTCGCCGCGGGCACGCGGGTCTGTCCGGCGTGCGGCTATGAGTGGCCGGCGCCGGAGCGCAAAGAGCCGGACCGGAGCGAGCTGGCTCTGGACGGCGTGAGCGACATCATGGGCGACGCGCCCATCGTGACGCCCGTGCGGGGGTGGTGGTGGTACAAGAGCAGGAGCCGTGCCAGCGGCGTGCCGATGCTGGTGGTGGACTATCAGACGCGGGACCTCAGCGCGCCGCCGCTGCGGGAGTATCTATGTCTGATGCATGGCGGCTATGCACAGAGCAAGGCATTTAAAACGCTGCGCGAGATCATGAGATGCAGCGGCATCCTCGACCGCTATCCGCTGGCGGAGTCGCTTGATCACATCAGCGACGAGGACGAGCTGACGCAGCTGGCGGCGATCATGATGACGGCGCAGCCGCCGGCGTCGGTGATGTGGCGCCGTGACGGGCGCTATCAAAGGATCACGGAGCGGGCATGGAGCAAAGAGGAGGTGAGCAGCGGTGGCGATCCTGCCGACGGGATGGAGCGACACGACTCAGCACACGACGCCGCCGGCGCAGCAGGCGCTTGAGGCGATCCTGAGCGCCGACATCGGCGCCGAGCTTGACAGCGTGGAGCTCGATGGGCGCGTGCACCGTTTTAAAGTGCGCGGCGACAAAGCGCGACAGCGAAGTGGCTGGTATAAGCTTTTCGGCGACCGGCTGCCGGCAGGCGCCTTTGGCAACTGGCGCGGTGATGTCTGCATCAAGTGGCACGCGCGCGGTGAACAGCTGCTCACCGACGCCGACCGCGAGGAGATCGAGGCGATCCAGGCGCGCGTGCTGTATGAACGCGAGCAGGAGGCCAAGCGGCAGCACGCGGCAGCGGCGCAGAGCGCTGCGCACATCTGGCAGACGACAGCCGACGCGGCAGCAGATCATCCGTATCTGACGCGCAAGGGCGTTAAATCGCACGGGCTGCATCAGACGGCCGACGGGCGGCTGGTCATGCCGATCTACGTGGGCGACCGGCTGACGTCGCTGCAGTACATCGACGGCGACGGGAGCAAATGCTTCCATTCCGGCGGCGAGGTTGTGGCCGGCTACTACATGATCCCGGCGATGCAGCGCGAGAGCCGCACGCTGTACATCTGCGAGGGCTACGCCACGGGCGCCAGCATCGCGGAGGCGACGGGCGCGGCGGTGGTTGTGGCGCTCAACGCCGGCAATTTACTCAAGGTGGCGCCGTGGATCCGCACGCAGCTGCCGGACGGCGATCTGGTGATCGTCGCCGACAACGACGCCAACGGCGTGGGGCAGGAAAAAGCGCACGAGGCAGCAGCACTCAGCGGCGCGCGCGTGATCGTGCCGCCGGAAGAGGGCGACGCTAACGACTACGCCCAGCGCGGGCGTGACCTCGCGGCGCTGCTCACGCAGCGGCGGCCGTGGCTGATCAAGGGACGCGACTTTTATAAAAGGCCCGACCCGATCAAATGGCTGATCAAGGGCTGGGTGCAGGCCAATGCCATGATGATGTGTTTCGGCGAGAGCGGCGCGGGCAAGACGTTTTTCGTACTCGATCTGGCGCTGACGATCGCCTCCGGCATGACGGACTGGCACGGGCATCGCGTCAAGTCCGGCCCAGTGGTCTATCTCGCCGGCGAAGGGCACTACGGCCTCAAAGCTCGTATCGCTGCCTGGGTGCACGAGCGCGGCCGCGACGTCGACGACATCTACGTCAGCGAGTCAGCCTGCGATCTCAACACGGCCGAGGGGTACAACCGCGTTGTGCGCGAGATCAACGACTACGAGACGTCGCCGGTGCTGATCGTCGTGGACACTCTCAATAGGTTTTTACTCGGTGATGAGAACAAGGCCGACGACGCGAGATCGTTGATCGACGCCTGCGGCAGACTCATGCAGCAGTACCGATGCAGCGTTTTGATTGTGCATCACACGGGCGTCAGCTCGGACGCGCGGACACGCGCGCGCGGCTCAAGCGCTTTTAAGGGCGCGATGGACGTGGAGCTGCTCGTGGAGGCCGTTGCCGGCGGCGCGATCAAAGTCACACAGACTAAAAGCAAAGACGCGGAGGCGCCGCCGCCGTTGTGTTTTGACAAGGTGCAGACGACTGTGCCGGGATGGTATGACGACGACGGCGATCCGGTCACGTCGGTCGTGCTGGAGCCGGCGGACCTCGGAGAGCGGACGGAGCCGAAAAAACGCAGCAAGGCGGCGCAGCGCGGCATGGATGCCTATGAGCAGGCGGCCAGGACAAAAGGACACATCAACGCCGACGGCAGCTTCGGCGGCGTTGATCCTGACGACTGGCGCGAGGCGTTTAGAGCTCTCGGCGACGAGGACGAGACGGCAGATGCGACGCGGTCGTTATTTTCGAGAGCTAAAAAACAGCTGATCGAGAGCGGCGAAATTCGTGCTCAAAATCTGCGCTTTTATCTGGACGGAGATCTGGCCGAAATGCGGCAAAAGCTGCTGATAACTGATTTGAAAGGTCGAAACAAGCAATAAATCTACCGAAACACTTGGGAATGTTTCGCCCTAAAGTGCGAAACTTGATGCCAAAAAATGAACCGAAACAAAACGCAACACATGCGCAACTCTCACACATTGATGAGAGTGCGGTAAACATCAGCATTTGCAAACGGCGAAACAAAGCGAAACACGCGCAAAAAGTGAACTTCAAATTTTGCCCGTAAGTTACTAAAGCCGAAACACATGCCCTCTCTCTCTTAAGAGAGAGGCATGGTGTTTCGCTAGTAACGGGGTGAAAAATGAACTCGACGAGGAGGTCGAAAAAATGAGAGCTTTTTTGGAAGTCATCCCCGGCGTCTGCATCTCGACGCGTCGGATCGTGAGCATTGAGGCACAGGAGCACAAAGGTGTGTCCGAAACTGACTGGCTGATCATCGTCTTTACGGACATCATCGGTGAGGATGGCAAGCCTATCAGCTACGTCTACAATCACCAGATCTTTAGCGACAAGGAGGCCGCCATGGTCAAGCTGGCGGAGATCATCGGCAAGTGCGGAGGGACGGATGCTTGAGAAGCCCGACGAGCTCGGCCGCCTGATCCGAGGCGCTCGACTAGCCAAAGGGATCCGCCAGGCCGACATGGCGCAGTATCTCGGCCTCCACAAAAGCCAGCTGTGGCGCTTTGAGACCGGCATGGTCTTACCGCATATCTCGACTTTTCGGGATATTTGCGAACGGCTTGAGATTAATTTTGACAAGCATGTGAGGTTGTGGGTCGATGCCAAGCTTGAAATGGAGGATGATTGATAACGATGTCTGAAAAGCTGAAGCCGTGCCCGTTTTGCGGGAGTACAGATATATGCGGATATTTACAAACAGAAGAGTTGGTTTTTTATGTGATGTGCGAAAAATGCGAATCGATGACTGGGGTTTATAAAACTGAAGACGAGGCGTGGGCGGCGTGGAACCGCCGCGCGGAGGTGAATGGCGATGCTGATTAAAACTGACGAAGCAAAAAAATATACGTGCCCAATTATGTCGGGTAGACAACCGTATTCCGTCCCCTGTTTAGGTAAAAGTTGCGCTTGGTATATAGATGCCGTTGCCGACGGCTACGGCTACGGCTATTGCGGAATCATCCGTTTCCATGAGAGCGATTTAAGTGACGGCGATGATTGATAATCTCGAACACATCAGCTTTATCGAAGGATTGTTGTTTTATATTGCTATGCGGCTCGGCGATAAGGATAGTCTGATGGAGTTCCTACAGGCGTGGAACAAAGAGTACAAAAAACGGGAACTTGAGGATTTGGGGGTGCGCGGCGATGCGTGATTTTTTAACCGATTTTTACCTTGTTAATCGCGGCGGAGGGCATGGGGGAGTTTTGTCTGTAACGCAAGGCGAAGAGAGATATATAGCAATTTTGATAGATAGAGGGCTTACGAGGGATGAGATATTTTTAACTCTACAAGATGCGACAGATTTAATTAACGCATTAAAACGTGAAATTCAGAAGGGTGACGGCGATGCGTGAGATCAAGTTTCGGGGGATGAATCTTTGCAGAAGTTGGGTATATGGCGATTTAAGACATAATCGAATGTATATGCCGGACGGCAAACTGAAAGCATATATCAGCGTTTGCGGAGAGCCTGTTCACCCTAAATCCGTCGGGCAGTTCACGGGGCTGCTTGATACTGCCCGAAAGGAAATTTACGAGGGCGACATCGTTGTCGTTAAAGAAGACGACGAAGAATCGCGGCATGTCGTGCGTTATATGAACGACGAGGATTATCCCGCATTTGATCTCGTGCCAGAATCAATGTCGTGGTGTGGCGAATGTAACGGACTGAGCTATTGCATGATACACATGGATGCTACGATTTACGTTATCGGCAACATCTACGACAACCCCGAGCTGCTGGAGGCTCATGCATGAGCTACCTGCTCAGCATCACGCTGGACGGCCTGCCGCCGACGGTCAATCATCTCTACCGGACCGGCGGTCGGCATCGGTACAAGACTTCAGAAGGGGCTGCTTACCAGGAAGCCACGGCGGCGGAGATGCGCGCCCAGCGAGAGATGCTGCCGGCACGGCGCTGCGTCGGTCCGTATCTCGGCCCGGTGGCGCTGCATATCATTATGACGTCGCGCACGCGGCGGAGATGGGACCTGGACAACCGCGTCAAGGCGGTGCAGGACTGTTTGCAAATGGCGGGGATCATCAAGGACGACAGCCAGATTACCGAGCTGGTCGTGCGGCGTGAGGCGCTGCCGAAATTGGACCGGACGAGGATCATGGTCATGACGCGAGAGGAGGATGAGTGATGGAATTTGTTAATATTCCAAAGCGCATTATTACTGATATGGAGTTAAAACCGGCAGAAAAAGTGCTGCTCAGTGTTTTATGCATGTATGCAGATAACTCAGGGCGCGTCGTAGCACCTACTCAAAAGATTATGGCTCGATGCAGCGGACTGACTGAGTATTGGACGCGAGAGACTTTAAAAGAGTTGGAAAAGCGCGGGTATATTAAACTGATTACCGATATAGCCAGAGCAAGAGAGTACCAGATCATGTACTGGCCGGAGGCCGACGAATGTCAGTAACGATCACTAACCTGGCGCGGTCGATCGACCTGATCGCGCGGAGATGTCCGCGGGGGCTGTCTGCCCTCGCGGGCGATGCTCCGCAGCCGAGTCATGACGAGCTGACGGCGGCGGCGACATGGACGCCGGCGGCGGAAGTCGGCATGCCCGGCGGCGCTTCCGGCGGCGAGCACGTCACCTCGACGGTAGCGCAGGTGCTGGCGCTGACGGAGCCGATCGAGGCGGTCGGCTGGGCGCGGATCGTCGCAGCGACGCAGGAGATCAGGGAGATGTATCCGTTGCAGTGGGCGGTTTATCGGCTGCACGTGATCCACGTCAGTACGGGCGACCAGTGGCGCGGCGACGGCGGGACGCTGCGCCTGATCGCTGACAAGGCCGGCGTGAGCATCGCGACGGTCGTGAGATGGCGGCACATGGTGCCCAGGCGTATCGCGCGGGCGGCGCTGAGTTAAATGGTTTCCGCTGTCATGTACTCCAGCGCGTCCGACAACTGGGCGACACCTCAAGATCTTTTTAATAGTCTAAATGATGTATTTAAATTTGACTTAGATGCGGCGGCCTCTAAAGATAATGCTAAATGTTTACATTATTTTACGGCCGCTGAAAATGGTCTTGAGCAGGCTTGGACGGGAAATGTTTGGCTAAATCCGCCGTATGGCCGGCAGATTGGCGCATGGGTAAAAAAAGCGTATGATGAAGTTATGCGGGGGGGGCCATCTTCGGTAGTGCTCCTACTTCCTGCGCGTACTGATACAACGTGGTTTCATGATTATTGTAAAAAGGGTATTGTCTTTTTTTTGCGAGGACGCTTAAAATTCGGAAATGCAAGAAATAGCGCGCCATTTCCTAGCATGATAGTGATATTTGCAAGGCCTTTTTTAAATACTATGAGCACGATATAAACATGTTTACGCTCATGATATGAGCATGATAACAGTCTTGCTATTTATCAAATCTGTGATATCGTGATAGCATCGAAATGTTCAGGCAAGAGCGGCCCCTGCCCGCATGACAACGGACTGACAGATCGACCTCCTTGAGATGAGAGAGAGCCCCTGCGGGCTCTCTCTTGTTTTATGCACATATTTTATTCACGAGAGGGTGAGAGCGATGGCGCGCGCTAAAGGCGACAAACTGACCACAAGACAGCGGCGATTTGTCGAGGCATATGATGGCAACGCTACGCAGGCGGCCATCGCTGCAGGGTACAGCGAAAAGACAGCCCGCTTCATGGGGCGTGAAAACCTAACAAAGCCCTACATTCTCGCGGAGATCAAGGCTCGCGAGACGATCCGCAGCACGCCGCTGATCGCCAGCAGGGCGGAGCGGCAGCAGTTCTGGAGCTCGGTGATGCGCGACAAGGAGCAGATGATGCGCGATCGGCTCAAGGCCGCCGAGTTGCTCGGCAAATCAGAGGCTGACTTTGTGGAGCGGCAGGAGATCACCGGCCGCGACGGCGCGCCGCTGATCGAGTCGGTCAAGGTGGAGTTCGTTGAGTAGCTGCACGGTCGAGATCCCGGCAGCATACAAGGGGCTCTTTTTGCCGACACGCTATAAGGTCTACTATGGCGGCCGCGGCGGTGGTAAGTCGTGGGCATTCGCGACGGCGCTGCTGATCCAGGGGATGCAGCGGCCGCTGCGCGTGCTGTGCGCTCGCGAGTACCAAAACAGCATCGCGGACTCGGTGCATAAGCTGCTCTGTGATGTGATTGAGCGCTGCGGCTGGAGCGGCTTTTATACCATCACAAAAGACCGCATTACCGGCCGCAACAACTCGGAGTTTATTTTTTCCGGTTTGCATCACAACGTACAGGAGATCAAGAGCAAGGAGGGCATCGACCGCTGCTGGGTCGAGGAGGCTCACAACGTCAGCGCCGAGTCGTGGGCGGTACTGCTGCCGACGATCCGAAAAGACGGCTCTGAGATCTGGATCAGTTTTAATCCTCAGCGCGTGGACGACCCGACATACGACTTCGTGCTTCATCCGCGGCCGGACAGCATTGTCGAGCAGGTCAACTACGACCGCAACCCGTTTTTTCCGGCGGCGCTCGAGGCTGAGCGGCGGTACATGCTCGAGGTCGATCCCGAGGGCTATCGTCACGTCTGGCTCGGTGAGTGCGTCACAATGACCGACGCGCTCATTTTTAAAAACAAGTTTGAAGTGCGCGCATTCGAGACGCCTCGCGATGCGCGTTTTTATTTCGGTGCTGACTGGGGATTCTCGCGCGATCCCTCGGTGCTTGTCCGGTGTTTCATCCTGGCCGACACGCTGTACATCGACCAGGAGGCCTATGGCGTGCAGGTTGACATTGATGACTTGGCACGCAAGCCCGGTGACGCCGGCCGCAGCATGTTCGATGAGATCCCTGAGAGCCGGCGCTGGCCGATCTACGCCGACTCGGCCCGGCCGGAAACGATCAGCTATGTCGCGCAGCGCGGTTTTAACATCGCGCCCGCCGAAAAGTGGACCGGCAGCATCGAGGATGGCATTGCCTACCTGCGCAGCTTTCGGCGCATCGTGATTCACGAGCGCTGCAAGCATACCGCGCACGAGTTCGGCAGCTATTCATACAAGATTGACCCGCGGACGGAGGAGATCCTGCCGCGGATCGTGGACAAAGACAATCACTGCATCGACGCGCTGAGATACGCACTATCGCGGTTGATCCGCGGCGGCGATCCCGTCGCGCAGATGCTCGACGCTTTTGGAGGCAGGTGAGACCAATGCGTAAAAAACATAATAGACCAACGACGCAGCCGGCCGCGCCTGCAGCCAAGGGCACAGCCAAGGCAGACGATTTCGTTAACTTTATGAGCCGCATCGGGTTGGGGGCGCCCAACTTGCAGAGCGCAACGGAGTATAAGCCCATGCAGATGCTCACGCAAACGTGGCAGGTGCTCGTTGATATGTACTGCCAGAGCTGGATCGTCGGCAAAATTGTCGGTGCGATCCCGGAGGACATGATCAGATCCGGCATCGCCATCACAGGCGATTCCGTGCCCAAGCGCATCGAGCTGATCGACAGTGCTCTCTCTCGACTCAAGATCTGGACGGCGCTGCAGAGCGCGCTCACGTGGGCGCGACTTTTCGGCGGTGCGGCGTCTCTGATCATGATCGAGGGGCAGGACGTGGCCGAGCCGCTGCGGCTGGACACGATCACGCGCGGCAGCTTTCGCGGGCTCATGACTTATGACCGCTGGCAGCTGTGGCCGGACTGGTCACAGACTATCCAGGCACTCGGCCCGAGCTACGGCCTGCCAGTCTACTGGCGGATCGTGGATCCGTCGCAGTACGGCGCGCCGCAGGTCAGCGGGCGCCTCGGCTTTAACGTCCGCGTGCATCACAGCCGTCTGCTGCGTTTCCTCGGTATCGAGGCGCCGCACAGCCGTGCGGTGATGGAGCAGTCGTGGGGGCTGTCGGTCGTCGAGCGCCTGCTCGATCGCCTTGTCGCTTTTGACACGGCGAGTGCCGGAGCGGCCAGCCTGATCGACAAGGCATATCTGCGCACGATCCAGATCAAGGGCCTGCGGCAGATCCTCGGCGGCCCGGAGTCGGCGCAAATCGCTTTGGCCAAAAACATCGGCATGATCCGCGCGCTGCAAAGCACAGAGGGCATGACGGTGCTCGACGCCGACGATCAGTTCGCGACGACCTCATACAGCTTCGCCGGCCTCGACCAGGTGCTGTTGAGCTTCGGCCAGCAGCTCAGCGGCGCGGCCGACATTCCGCTGACGCGACTTTTCGGTCAGTCGCCGGCCGGCCTCAACGCTACCGGCGAGGCAGACACAAAGACCTACTACGATGGCATCCTCCGCCGGCAGGAGGCGCAGCTGCGCGAGCCGCTGACTAAGCTGCTGCAGATCGTCTATCGGCACCTGTACGGCGAGCCGATGCCGCCGGATGTCAGCTTCAATTTTGTGCCATTGTGGCAGCTGACCGAGATCGACCGTGCCAACGTGGCCAGCACCGACGCGGCCAGCGTCACGGCAGCGTACACGGCCGGCCTGATCGACGCGCCCACGGCACTGCGCGAGCTCCAGCTGCGCGGCGCTTTGACGACGCGCTGGCAGGCGGTGACTGAGGACGTCGTCAAAGAGGCCGAGGGCGCGTCTCCGCCTCCGGCGACGGCGGTGCTGAGCAATGCCATTTAAGCCCAGACGCTCGACCGAGCGCGAGCTGCGCCGGCGCTGCAAACAGGTTGCCAAAGAAGTCGCGCGCATCACCTCGACCGGCGCCGACGCCACGAGCGTCGTCTATGCTCTGGAGGAGTATGCGCAGCTGCTCGCGCCCTGGGCGCAGGATGTGATGCTCAAGATCGTGGAGATGTCTGACGCGCAGAATGCCATCATGTGGCGCGAGCTCGGCGCGAAGATGGCCGACAAGCTCAAAACGCTCTACACGCGCGACGCCGTCGCGATAGCGATCCGCGATCTGTCGCTGGAGGGCGCGAAGCTGATCACGTCGATCCCGCTCGACATCGCCGTCGAGGTCGAGACGGCTGCGCAGGCGGCAGCAATGACCGGCACGCGCCACGAGGCGCTGCGCGAGTACATTGCCTCACGCGGCGGCGTGGC